GGTATCCTTTTGCATTAAATCCGTCCATGGCACAATCGACCCTGGATATTCTAGTTGAACCCTGGGGTACTTGGATATTACCCAAGTTGCTACTATTCATATTATCCGTTAAAGAAAAATACTCTTTATCGGTAGGCGTGCTATCAAAACTTCTTTGTATTGTTGTTACCATTTAGAGTCTAAAGTAAAGCTTACTTCCTCCTAGTTTTAGTTGTGGAAACTGCTTTCGTGCAAAGGCTCCGAGTAGAGCAATGCCTCCAGCAGTCACTAATGTCTTTCTTCCGCCATCACTTCCGATCATATTAATCGCATTGGTTGATAGGGTATTGAATGCCTCGCCTAATTGACCATCTGTGATATCTTTGATAACACCCTCACCGACTGTCTTGACTTTAGTTCCAAAACTTCCGGCTGTAGTAGTTGTTTGACCTGCATTAAGGTATGCGGCTATCGCTAATCCAGACGCCATACCAGTAACGCTTGGGTGTGGAATTGATTTTCTCATATATCTCCTTGAATTGCCAGTAGATCTCTTTCTAGTGTAGGCTCGGCGAGAGGTTTTACGAACCTGACCTTTCCTGGTTGAACGCTTACGATTGCGTGAGGCACTATAGGATGCCTTGCTGATGAGCTTGCCATTCCTAAAATACATCGTTCTACCATTTTTACCTTTCCTAGTGTACAGACCTACTGGCATTAGCGATTAATGTTTAATCCGTTATATAACTGTTTGTGCTATTTAAGAAATTTTTATATAGCAAAACCCACATATCTTAATTGATGAGCTTGAAAGATAAAAGGATCTCGTTAGGAGCAACGCCCAGGTTTAAACAGTTAGAACCTGGTGAGGAATGTGAATTTGTAAATGCAACCATTCCAGAAGAATTTGAATCAGATTGGGACACAGGCTATGGTAAGAATAAGAACTCTAAGTGGTCTTTCTATTTTACCCTCCTTAAACATCCCCATTCCTCTTACTCTCTTCCTAAGAACGGTATGGAAGTAAAGTGGGAAACAGTAGCTGAAGTAATAAGAGTAGATGTATTAGCACTTCTTAAAACAGACGATGGTGAATACTGGACAGACCCAGAATACATCTGGACCTTAAGACGTAGAGAAGATGGATCCTACGCACTGGATGGTTAAACGTGTTCATTGATGAAGATGAATTGTTTGAAATTAGCAGACTAGTCTATGCAATTAAGAAACATCTAAAACTACATTTCGATTTAGATGGTGATAATCAGCCCTGGCATATGTTTGATAACGTTGAAGCGGAATTAATGGTTCTGGTGAATAAAGAATGAGACGTAGATGTAATATCTGTTTACAGTCTAAGGACCATCTTAAGTCTGATAAGTTCAATACTGAGGTGACGATATGTTACGATTGCCAGGTAATCATAACTAAAATAGTTAAACAGGGCTGGATTACAGCTTAACAGCCGATTTCATTTAAAGAAAGAGTAAGGACTAGAGGATGAGCTGGGTTAGGATAGGGTATTTAAAGCGAGTTTGATGCGTCAGAGTGCGTTTAAAGTGCGTTATTTCTGCAATCCCATGCCTAGCACTGCGTCAGTCTTGGTTTTAGATCCTTTGGCCGCTGCTTCTGTAATCATCGGCAACATTTTAGAAGCCAAGGCTTGAACATACCAGGGCTGTCCGCTTAGATCCTGAGTAATATTATGCAACAAAGAAAGTTGAGAACCTTCGTCAGAATTTTTAAGTTCTTTAGCGGCATTTCCCATTGCTCCAGCCCAAAACTTTTGCAGGTTCTCTCTCGCTTGAGGCAACATAAATTCCTCAAAATCGATTAACATGTGTTCTCTAATCTTTTTAGTGATCACATCCAGGGAAGATAGTAAGGTCTCGTCACTCTCGGATGACATCAACCAGGACTCTATTTTTTTTTGAGTTTTCAAAGGGATCCATAATGTGTAAATTGTAAAATATAGTAAAAACGAACCAATCCAGATTAAGAAAAATAGTTCGTCGGTCATCGCTTAAATAATCCTGTTTCTCTTAAACGTCTCTTTACGAACTCTTCCCAAGTCTCCCCTGGTTCCCGTTCTTGAACTTCTGTCTCGAAAAACTCTTTTGTATCTTTAATTACATCGCTGACTTTTCCACCAATCCCTAAAAAATCTAAAACATCATCTAAAGTATCTAAAACCTCATCTGCGAATAGATACATAGAAGCTAACGCCACAGGAGCGGGAACGTTTAGATCTACGGTGGGTATCGGTTCTGCTATTGCAATCAATCGGGAAACCGCTCTGGCTCTACTATCTAATTTGTTAAATCCTACCCAGGCTCCAAAAATTATAATCGGTTGCATTACTGGGATCAATGCCTGGAGGGATCTGGTAAAATCAATATTTTTCATCAGCTCCTCAAAACTGTTTTCCTTCTTTTTCTTGGCCATATTATACTCGATACCCCGTTAAGATACACGAAATAGCCCCATTATTAGAGTCCTGAATGGCTAGGATCTTAACCGTTGAATTTGGCGGAATCATAAATTCAAACATTTTGGGTTGGATTCCAATATTATTAACCAGGACAACGAATTTCTCAACAAATAAAGCCTGACCGTCCACAGATATGATATAAGTCAAAACTTCACCGTCTGAAATTCCACTCCAGTCAACACCTAAAGTTACCCTGGTTAAGTAAAATGCGGAGGGATTAGTATAATTCAATAGAGTCACTCCCGAAGCGCTTAGGGCCTGACTTCCGCTCCATCCGTAGATCTTACCGTCCTTAGCCCTGGAGACTGATTTAGATGCGGCTAGGGTCATGCATAGACTCTACCATTAATCACAACAGTCGCAAACATAGCCCCTTCGTCAGCAGCTGAATCTATTGAAGCAGTAACAGCTGTTAACGGTGGAATAATAATAGGACATCTAATACTGTGAGGTGAACTGGTTTCTAGCTCTGTTTCTGTCTTTAGAGTTATAACTCTTTGACCGTTGAAAGCAATATCTAAGGTACCAATCGTACCTGTGGCAGGGTTACCTGGTTGAACGAATCCATTAAACTGAATCCAGCCTTTAATCAGTTCTTTCCCTGTCGTAAATGAAAGGATCTCTGATGCCGTGGTACTGGCTGCTGTGGAATTATAGGCATAGGCAAACTCACCAGCTATTGAGAGACCTTTGTTAGGGGCGAGAAACGTTGCTATTTGCTTTCTAGCCATTCAACAGATCATTCGAAGTAGAGAGTAACAGATCCAGAACTTGCGGCCATACTGCCGCCACCACCAATCTGAATAGCTATCTGTAGATCTATATTATTTACTCCAGCTATACCGAAGGCAACAGGAACGGAATTAAAACCGACTGCACATGACGCATCGGCTGTATCTCCAGCTATTCCCATAATGGTGAAATTTTGTTCTGACATATTAGATCCAAGTAAACGGCATACCACTTGGTATCCTTTTGCATTAAATCCGTCCATGGCACAATCGACCCTGGATATTCTAGTTGAACCCTGGGGTACTTGGATATTACCCAAGTTGCTACTATTCATATTATCCGTTAAAGAAAAATACTCTTTATCGGTAGGCGTGCTAT